TTATCCCCCGCGATGGAGGACATCATGGAAGACAACACCGAAACCGTTGAGGCTGTTGAGAGCGATTCTCAACCCGAACCGGAACCGAAGCCCACTCTGGCCGATGCAGGGAAGAAGGCTTTGGCTGAGGAGCGCCGCCGCGCCGCCGCCGCCGAAAAGGAAGCGAAAGCGTTGAAGGCCCGCCTCGATGCCATCGAAGCCGAAAACCTGTCCCGGGAGGAGAAAGCGGTCAAGGAACGCGACGAGGCCGCCGCACGCGCCGCCCAAGCTGAGGCTGAGGCTTTGCGCTGGCGGATCGCCGCCAAGCACGGGATCTCCGATGAGGACGCCGAGTTGTTTCTGACCGGCGCCGATGAGGACACCCTGTCCAGGCAGGCTGAGCGTTTCCAGGTGTTGTCGGCGAAAACCCCGAAGGGGACACATGTGCCGGGGGTCGGTAATCAGCCGACCGCGCCGGCATCCCTCGCGGAGCAGATCCAGGCCGCTGAGCGGTCTGGCGACTTCAAACTGGCGATCTCGTTGAAGTCGCAGCAGCTCGCGGAGCTGGCCCGCAACAACAAGTAATCATCTTTCCTGAAAGGAATCACTCATGGCCGGTATTTCTGGTCTGGGCACAACCTACAACCTGCCCAACTACGTCGGGGAGCTGTTCTCGGTCTCCCCGGAGGACACCCCGTTCCTGTCCGCGATCGGCGGCCTGACCGGCGGTGTCAGCGTCAACTCGGTGGTGTTCACCTGGTCGACCTACGATCTGCGGGACGCCGCGAACGACCGGCAGCGCGTTGAGGGTGCGGACGCCCCCACCGCTGAGGGCCGGGTGCGGGCCAACGGCAGCAACGTCCTGGAAATCCACCAGGAGCAGGTGTCGGTGTCCTACACCAAGCAGGCGGCGACCAACCAGTACGCGGGCACCGCACCGTTCGTGGGCGGCCCGAACGCGGTCACCGACGAGCTCGGCTGGCAGCTCCAGCAGGAGTTCAAGCAGATCGCCCGCGACGTGGAAGCGTCGTTCATCACCGGCACCTACCAGATGCCGGCGAACAACTCCTCGGCACGCAAGACCCGCGGCCTGGTCGAAGCGATCAGCACCAACGTGGTCGACCTCGAGGACGCGGTCCTCACCGCCGACGACGTGCTCGACCTGATGCAGGAAGTGTGGGAGAACGGCGGCATCCAGGAGGCGGAGACCCGCACCCTGATGGTCAACGCCACCCTCAAACGTCTGCTGTCGAAGTTGTTCGTCAGCGACAAGAACTACCAGGAGATGACCCGCAACGTCGGTGGTGTGAACTTGCAGACCATCGAGACCGACTTCGGTCGCACCAACATCCTGCTGTCCCGGTACGTGCCGGCGGACACGATCATCGTGGCCTCGGTGGAGGACTGCGCTCCGGCGTTCATGGAGATCCCCGGCAAGGGGCATTTCTTCGCCGAGCCGCTGGCCAAGACCGGCGCGTCGGAGAAGGTTCAGGTGTACGGCGAGATCGGCCTGTGGTACGGCAACGAGCTGAAGCACGGCAAGCTGATCAACGTGGCGGCCTCGGGTAGCTGATCATGGCGTTGGCTTCTGAGTCTGATGTTGAGGGCGCCCTGGGGCGTGCTTTGACGGAGGCTGAGGACGTGTCGACGCTGCTGGAGGAGGCGTCGGATCTGGTGGCCGGCTATTTGGGCTACACACCGGATCCGGTGCCTTCTGCGGTGGCTCGCGTGGTGGCCACGATGGTGGTCGCTGTCCTTCAGAAGCCTGCTGTGAACTCCGCCGACTACGGGGTCAACGGCTACAACGTGGCCCGGGAGTCCATGCCGATCAAGGTGGGTGTGGAGTCCGCGACGACGACGGGGCCGTGGCTGACCGCTTCGCTGAAGCAGCGGCTGCGGCCCTACCGTTCGGCGGCGACCCGTTCGGTGTTCTCGATCCGGCTTGAGGACGGATCGTGATCCGGGTCCACACGCAGAAAGATGTGCACGACTTCCCCGACGCGACACGGTTCTCGACGGAGGAGGATTACAACAATCTCTGCGTGTGGGCCCGCACCGAACTGCTCGGCGTGTTCTCTGACGGGCAGTGGGTGTTGGTGGAGTTCGTCGATGAGTAGCATCCGCGTGAAGCTGCATAACCGGGGCTTCTATCAGCTGCGTTCTGCCCCTTCGGTTGTTGCCGATCTGGAGCGGCGCGGCCGACGAGTTCTGGATGCCGCGAACCGGACAATGCCAGGCCGGGACGGCTACGCGATGTCGTCGTTCCAAGGGAAGAAGAAACCCCAAGGCCGCTGGTTTGTTCAGGTGTACACCCGCAGCAACCACGCGAAACGATCCAACGCCAAGCACAACACCCTGGTGTCGGCGCTGGAACAGGCCCGTTAAATGCTGATCTGGCCGACACCGAAACCTGCGGTGCTCACGGCGATCACCATCCTCACTGAGGCGTTCGGCGAGTACGCGTTCGTCTCGGCGAAACTGCCGGCCGGGCAGCGACCCGACCGGTTCGTCCGGGTTTCCCGCACCGGCGGCGGCCAGGACAACATCGTCACCGACACCGCCCGCATCCTCATCGAGTGTTTCGCTAAGGATGTCGGGCAGGCCGAGGCGATGTGCGCCACCACCGTCGCCGCCCTGCGCAACGCGTCCGGGACGACGGTGACCACCACCTCCGGTGAGGTGTTCGTCCGGTTCTGGGACAACGACACCATCGTCGACTTCCCCCACCCGGATCTCATCGACTACGAACGCTGGCAAGTGTCCGGCGATCTGTCGCTGAAAACATAACTTCACACAAAACTGCATAACAACCTGTTCAGGACCGTCCCGAGCCTGAAAGGGGCAATCCATCATGGCCGATTCTGGAAATATCTGGGCCGCATCACTTCCCGCGTCGGGTGCCACCGTGCACGTGGCGCCGCTGGGAACCGCTCTGCCGACCACCGCGACCGCCACACTGAACGTGGCGTTCACCGACCTGGGGTGGGTGTCGGAGGACGGCATCACCAACGCCATCCAGCGTGAGGTCACCCGCCACAAAGGGTTCGGCGGTGAGACCGTGAAGACCACGCAGGACAACTACAACGAGACCGTGCAGTTCGCTCTGCTCGAGTCCAACGAGGACGTGCTGGCCGCCGTGTACGGCACCGACAACGTCACCGTCGATGGGGACACCATCGCCGTGGATCACTCCAGCCTTCAGCTGACCCGCCAGTCCTTCGTCATCGACTTCGTCGATGAGGACCGCGCCGGCCGGATCGTCATCAAGGAAGGTTTGATCACCGAGATCGGCGACATCCGCTACTCCCACAAGGAGATGGTGATGTACGACGTGACCGTCGACGTGTACCGGCCCGAGGGTGAGACCGCCGCGGTCGTCACCTACTTCGACTACTCGCCGGGCAGCTAAGAGACCTTCCCGGTGGGTGGCACCTGGGACGGTCCCCACCCACCGGGAAGCTCCCCCCTTTTGAACCGTCCCACCCCTTTTGAGAGGACCGTCCCATGAAAGCTGTTGTGCTGTCCGGGTACGACGACGAACGCACCAAGATCCCGTTCACCGTGCCGGTGAAGGGCCGCAAACCGGTCACCGTGCTGGTGCCCCGTTTCGACTACATCGACGAAGAGACCTTCGACGCGATCATGTCCGATCTGGAGAAGTTGGACGTGGAGCAGCAAGTCCTGGCCGTCGCCAACGATTTGGTGTCAGCGGAGCCGGGATCGGAGGTGGCGTGGGAACCGCTGCTCGATGACGCGAAACGCCAGTTGAAGGAGTTGGGGGTTGCGGTTCGCCGCACCATGAAGCAGGGCACCTCCCAGGACATGGTGTCCGCCCCCGACGACAAAACGGTTGAGGCGTTGAAGGCGGTGGCGGTGGTCAAGCCGCTGCCTCTTCGGAAGCGGTCCCGCTCGATCTGTTTGGCGATGCTCAAACATGTGGTGTCCGAGCAGGAACTGTCCTGGTTCGAGGCGCTGCCCACGGGGGCGTTGGATGAGGTGCTGACGGCGTGGCGGGAGCAGTCCACGGTGTCGCTGGGGGAATCCGAAGCCTCATCGTAGAGTTGCGTGAGCACGGTGAGGCCATCAACTTCGACTTGATGTGTCGGGGTTGGACGCGCCGCGATATCGGTGTCCGCTTGTCGTGGAGGGACTTCCACCATTTCCTGAAGTGGCTTCCCCCCACCGCCGAGAGTGCTTATTTTCGGGCGTTGCGGCCGAAGTCGTGGTGGGTGTCCCCGGAGATGCAGATGCTCGCGGGGATCATGTACGCCCTGGAGGGGGCGAACTGGCAGCGCGGCGGCGGGCAGGGCACAGCCCCGAAGCCGATGAAGTTCCCCGACGACAAGAAACCGGCGTTGGACAACTTGGACGAGTTGAAGGCTCGCAAAGAACAGATTAGGAGGCGGCGTGGCTAAAGGCGTGCAGCTGGCGACCGCCTACGTGTCGGTGAACATCAACACCGACGATCTGGGCAAGCAGATCAAGCGGACGTTCACCTCGATGGAACGCCAGGGCGCCGCCACGGGCACGAAGATCGGGCAGAACATGTCCCGCGGAATCCGTGGGTCGATGTCTAGCGGCGGGTACGGCCCGATCTTCCGACCGATGGAGATCGCCGGCGTGCGTTGGGCTGTCAAAGCTGGGGCCGCAGTCGGCCGAGCCTTAAGGACAGCCATCATCACTGGCGTCACCGCCGGTGTTGGTGCAGCCTTACTTGGTGCCGGGGCGGCTTTGGCGGCAGGCTTGGATCGGCTGAAGACCCTTCAACGCGCTGAGGTTCAGCTTTCGTTGAAGCTGTCCCCGCAGGAAATCAAACAGGTCAAAACCGACATCACGAAAGTGGTTGAAGGTACACC